GGATGACCCAGCTCAGCACAAGCAGTCGCACGTTTTGGAACTACTTGATGCCGGCCCTTGGACGGGAAATATTGTCGCGTTGCCAAACAATCGTGTCCGGGTTACGCATCCGGCGTGGTTTGAAACGGGTAGCGGCGCGCCTGAATTTAAGCCATCTCAGCATATTCATTATTCAAAATCCGACCTAGACTACACACTTGACGTGAATCAAGTGTTCGACAACCTCTACTCGGAGGAGGGAAAACCAGATGGCGGTAAGCGGAAGTAAAGACTTTGAGCTGGACGTAGCCGACTACGTCGAGGAGGCCTTTGAGCGGTGCGGCCTTGAGCTGAGGACAGGCTACGACCTGAAAACCGCTACGCGCAGCCTTAACCTTATGCTGGCCGAGTGGTCAAACCGTGGTCTGAATCAATGGACGGTCGCTCAAAAAACCATACCGATGGTTGCCGATACGACCGTTTACGATGTGGACAGCACTACGCCAACCGCAACCATTGATGTGCTTGACGTTTTTATTCGCGAGACGATTGGAGGCACCGCGACCGACGTGCCGCTTAGCCGAATGAGTCGCGCGGAGTACAGCCACGTAGCGACCAAAAGCACGACCGGAAAGCCTAACCAGTTCTACGTGAACAAGCTTCTGAGCCCAACGATTACGGTCTGGCCGGCCCCGGACAAGAGCAGCACCTACACGGTTTACGTCAACGCGCTAACCCGAATGGACGATGCAGACGCCGGTGCAAATACGATGCAAGTTCCGTTTCGGTTCTATCCGTGTCTTGCTGCCGGGCTCGCTTATTACATTGCGCTGAAAAAAGCCCCGGATCGCGTACAGATGCTGAAAAGCATGTACGAGGAAGAATTTGATCGCGCCCTTAGCCAAGACGAGGAGCGCGCGAGCTTCCGCGTGTCGCCTTACCTCAGAAGCTATAACATCGCCTGATGTCATTTGCATCGAACAAGCGGGCCTGGGGAATCTGTGACATCACAGGTTTCCGCTATCGCTTGCGCGACATGAAAAAAACGTGGGACGGCTTGCTGGTTGGCCCGGATCAGTGGAGCCCAAAACAACCTCAGTTGGAGCGCAAGCCAACGCCGCTCGACCCGCAGGCGTTAAAAGACCCAAGACCTGACCCTAGCTCCGATGGACGCGACGGCACGGCGTTCACGGTCTATACGAACGTGGGTGATGGACAACTTGGCACAATTTTGCAAACCTTTGAAATCACTGCTAGTGTCGGCACCGTGGAGATTACAACAACATGAGTTTCACGTTAGCGACACTGAAAAGCGCTGTTCAAGACTATTTGCAGGTCAGCGAAACGACCTTCAACAACAATCTGGACACGTTTATAAAGCAGGCCGAGGCGCGGATTTTCAAGTCGGTTCAACTGCCTGAGCAACGTAAAAATGTGCAAGGCGCTTTAACGGCGTCTAATCGTTTTTTGGCAACGCCTAGCGATTTTTATGCACCTTTTTCCTTAGCGGTGATCGACAGCAGCAAGTATTACTACCTTGATTTTAAGCACCCCAGCTTCATCAAGGAGTTCAGCCCGACGACTACGACGACGGGTCGGCCAAAGTATTACTCGCTGTTTGACAACACGGCTTTTGAGCTTTCACCTGTCCCAAACAGCGGTTACACCGTCGAGCTTCATTACCTCTATAAACCGGCATCATTGACGGCCCAGGGGGATAGTGGCACTACGGTACTATCAACGGATCATCCCGATCCTTTGCTGTACGGCACACTAGTGGAAGCAGCTCTCTTTCTCAAAGAAACGCCTGACGTAATTGCCACATTTGAAACTCGTTTTAAAGAAGGGCTGGAGCGTATGCGGAACTTGAGTTCCGGTCGCGAAACCCGAGACGAGTTCCGATATGACATGTTGCGTACAGGGATTTCTTAGTGCCTATTGACCAAAGCCTTGAAGGGAAAAAGATCGCGATTATCGGTTTGGGTGCGTCCCAAATCGACTATGTGATTTCAAAAGAAAACTCAAAACAGTGGGACGAAGTCTGGTGCATCAACAGCGCCTTGTCCGTCTTTGAGTGCGACCGCGTTTTTATGATGGACCCAGCGAGTCGATACCTCGACACGCAAGACGCGGGCAACCAAACCGATGTCATGCGTCGGTTACTGCCGACATTTGACAAGCCGATTTATTCTTGCGAGATGGACGAGCGCGTCCCTGCGATTGTCGAATACCCGCTTGCTGAAGTCGTTGAAACCACCAGATGCGCCTATCTCAACACAACCGTGTCGTATTCCATTGCCTTTGGCCTTTTTAACAAGGTTAAGCACATGGACCTGTTTGGCATGGACTTTTCCTACAAGCACAACTTACATTTTGCTGAGGCCGGCCGGGCTTGCGTTGAGTTTTGGATTTGCAAATGCATCGAAGCCGGGATTGGCATAGGCACCAGCCCTCGATCTTCGCTGCTGGACAGCAATGTCGAGATTGACGAGCGTTTGTACGGGTATCATCGGCTGGACGACCCGGTGGTAGCGATGCCTGATCCAGCCGGGCAGTGGGTGGTTTGCCACAAGTCGAGGCTCGCCGACATGGTCGAAAAACACAACCTTCAAACTGTTGAGCTGCCGTCTGCGCCAGAGCCCTACAAAGGATGAGCGACGCGAGCTTTAAGCTGGGCAACGTAATGGTTTCGACTACCGAAAATCGAGGCCACGACCCCGAGTTTTGGGCGACTCAAATCACCAATAAGATCGTGGGAATTTCGGCCGAGGCGGACCCGCATATTAGGCTTCAAGCCGAGGCTTTCCGCGAACAGGTCTACCAGTTAATATTGCAGGGAGTACGTTCTGCCGTCGCAAGCGACCGAGTCACGATTAGGGGCTTGCTGGCCAGTCAAGGCCACGCTGACATGGCAGAAATCATCAAGCAACTTTAGGATGCTTCATGGCTATTACCTCTGCAATCGCGACCAGCTTCAAGCAAGAGCTTCTGGTCGGCACGCACAATTTCACTGCCAGCTCCGGTAACTCGTTTAAGCTGGCGCTGTATACGTCTAGCGCCACACTCGGCGCGGCTACCACTGCCTACGTCACCACCGGTCAGGCCAGCGGGACGAACTACACCGCCGGCGGATCTGCGCTCACGTCTGTGACGCCGACCACGTCGGGCACCACTGCGGTTTGTGACTTTGCTGACCTCACCTTTGGTACTGCAACCGTCACTGCGCGCGGATGTCTAATCTACAACGACACGCAGTCCGATAAGGCGGTGTGCGCGATAGATTTTGGCGGCGATAAGACCAGCACCGCCGGCGACTTTACGGTTGTGTTCCCTTCGCCGACTGCCACGGGCGCCATCATCAGGCTCGCCTGATATGCCGCTTCAGCAGCTCGATTTTCAGCCCGGAGTGAATCGGGAGGGCACCGATTACTCCGCAAAAGGCGGCTGGGTCAACGCCAATCTTGTGCGCTTTCGCAAAGGCGCTATTGAAAAGATTGGTGGGTGGCGCAAAGAGGGCAGTGCCTACTTTCTTGGCATCGCTCGCGCAATTCACTCGTGGATCTCTTTGGGCGGCACGCGCTACATCGGCATTGGCACGACCTCGAAATATTATGTCGAGGAAGGCGGAATCTACAATGACGTGACGCCGATCCGGGCGACCACGTCAGCGGGTGATGTTACATTCGCCGCTACAAACGGTAGCTCAACGGTCACCATTGCGGACACGGCGCATGGCGCGGTCAACGGCGACTACGTCACGTTTTCTGGAGCTGCCAGTCTAGGCGGATTGGTAACCGCTGCAGTGCTCAATCAGGAATATCAGATTGACCTTGTCACGAGCGCGAATGCTTACACGATCACGGCAAAGGATACCGATGGCGACACGGTCACCGCAAACAGCAGCGACAGCGGCAACGGCGGTAGCAGCGTGGTCGGCGTTTACCAGATCAATGTTGGCCTTGACACTTACGTTCAGGGGTCAGGTTTTGGACTGGGCACATGGGGTTCTGGCACGTTTGGCTCTGCAAGCGCAATCAGTGCGGTCAACCAGCTAAGAACGTGGACGCACGATAACTATGGCGAGAACCTAATCATCAACGTGCGCGGCGCCGGCATTTACCGGTGGGTTGAGAACAGCGGTATCACGGTTCGGGCGGCGGAGCTTGCAACAACCACCGGGGCCAACCTAGTGCCTACAGTGGGTTTGCAAGTCATCACCTCAGAAACCGACCGGCACCTAGTGGTGTTAGGCGCCGATCCCATTGTCGATAACCTCCGCACCAACGTCGTTGATCCGATGTTGGTTGCGTTTTCGACGCAAGAAAATGAGCTTCAGTTTGAACCGACCTCGACCAACACGGCTGGCTCGGTCAGGCTGTCGAGCGGATCATTTATTGTCGGGGCGGTTAAGAGCCGTCAAGAAATCCTGATATGGACTGACACGTCGCTTTACTCGATGAATTTTATCGGGCCTCCGCTGACGTTTGCCGTGAACCTCGTCAACGAAGGCGCAGGTTTGATCTCTCCGAAGGGCGCGACAAATGCGCCGAATGGCGTTTATTTTGCTTCCAAAACCGGCTTCTATTTTTACAACGGCTCGGTTCAAAAACTGCCTTGCTCTGTTCAGGAATACGTCTTTGAAGATATTGATCAGAACCAAGCATTCAAATGCTTTTTTGGCACAAACTCCGAATTTGGCGAGGTCTGGTTTTTCTACCCCTCCATAACCGATGGGACGGGGGAGATTTCCAGATACGTCATTTTCAATTATGAAGAAAACAACTGGTCAATTGGCTCGCTCGTCAGATACGGATGGCAGGACGCCGGCGTGGAAGATGTGCCTTTGGCCGGCGCTCAAGCCGACAGCCAAAATTGTCTTTTCCAGCACGAGACCGGGTTTGACGACAACGGCGCAGCCATGACTGGCGTGTTTGTTGAGTCAGCCGACCTCGATGTTTCGTCTGGGGAAAATTTCAGCTTTGTCAAAAAAATTATCCCAGACACCAAATTTGTGATTGAGCCCGGCGTGTCTACGACCCCGGCAATGAATGTGGTGTTGAAGCGAAGAGATTTCCCCGGCCAATCCCTGACAACTGACAGCACAACCCAAATCACGGAAAGTTCCACCTACAACAGTCTTAGGTCGCGCGCGCGGCAGGTAGTTTTTCGCTTTGAGTCCGATGACGACGGCGACAGCCAGCTCGGTTATAAATGGCGAGTCGGCAGCACGCGAATCGAACTCCAACCGAGTGGCCGGCGGTGAGTAAGCTGCTTGAAACGCGCTTGCCGCTCGCATCCGTTGGTGATGTTCAGTCAGATACGTTTAACCGCCTCGTGCGAGTGCTGGAAATTAACTTAGGGTCGATTGACTACACGATTTCGCCGCACTTTAACGCTACCGAAATCAGTGAGCATTCATTCGCGACAGGCGCTATTATTTTTAATTCGACAACCCAGATCCATCAGGCGTGGGACGGAGGCTCCTTCCGAGACCTCTACTCTCATCAAACTTATCCGACCGGGGTAAGTGCGACAGCCAGCGTG